GCCTCGGCCTGCGTCTCGTCGAGCGTCTGCCCGTCCGACTTGAGCATCATGTCGTTCATCGCGGCCACTTTCGCGGCGCGGGTGTTCTCGAATTGCGTGATCTGGTCTTGAATAGTCATGGGCGTCGCGGCCTTCACCGCTGTAACTACAGGCAAGCCCGTGGCGCCGGGCGGATGGAGGGCGGACGCGCCCAAGTCGCATTGCTTCACGGAAAGCACCGTGGCTTCCATGTTCGCGGGGATCGTCACGAGCGAGAGTTCGCCGATCATCGTCTTGGCCCAGCGCAGGACGCCGGACTTGAGCTTCGTCGGAGCCTCGAGGGGCTTCCAGCCGATTGACGTGCCGCGAATCAGCGGCGGCGTCGAGGTCAGCGAATCCCACGCCTCGTCGACGCGATCTTTGGCCTTCCCTGGTTTGGTGATCACGGGGAGCGACGCGGTGAACGTGACGCCGTCCGCCGTCGGCGGATCGAGCGTCACCTCGCCGATCGGGGCTTTGGTGTCATGCTGCCAGAGCAGCGGGACGGGGTTCGTGAACGTCACGCCGAGCGGATCGATGCTGTCACCCTGACGATCCGGCGCGGGCGTGGTCGCAATGCCCCGAATGACGCGGCGCTCCGCGTCGATCGACTTGATTTCGAGCAGGCTATAGGCGCGGTCCACTACCGCTTGAGTGTGAAGTGAATTAGGGCAGACGAATTAAAACAGCAGGAATAACTCAGCGGGGGAGTTGGAGCTTGAGGAGCTGGCGGATCGTCTTGCTGATGCTCTGCTCTTCCTTCGCGGCGAGCTTGATCAGGCGGTCGTGGTCGGTGGCCGGGAGCCACACGGAGACGCTGGTGCTCGGTTCGGGGGCGCGCGTGGTGCCGGAAGGACGGCCTGGCCGCTTCACTTGTTCCGCCTTCGCGCACGCAACACTTCACAGCACGCCTGACACATCGACCTGCCCTCCAACGCCGGCGCTGCACAACGGACGCAGAGCCCCTTGCTCCTGCGAGCCGTATACTGCGCACGCTGACGAGCGGGTGTATTAGATGCCCAGGTGCCGCGGCGCTTGATCAGACTGCAGTCGCGACACCTCAGCCCGCCGCGAATAGACCTCGCCCGCGATGCGTCGGGAATGTCTTTCCGGCATGTGACGCACAATCTGTCGTCACCGCGCCACGATTCGTGAATCGTCTCGGCCCAACGCTCGACGGCCAGCGATTCTGCGATCCGGTCAGGGTCGATACGGTCGTTCATTTCGCCCCTCCCAACACGAGCATCTGGAATTGCGGCGGCGTCACGCTGTTGTTCCGCTCCATGCGATCAATCGCCATAATCAGCGCCACGACGCCGTCGATGCGCTCCGTGGACACCTTCTTCGACGGCTTCAGGTTCCCCGTCGCGTCCGTCTCCACCGACACATTGGACACATTCCAACGGAGCACCGGGTGCCCGTCATGGCGCAACGTGCGGCCGAGCACCGCCTTCTCAAGCGCCTTCGTCGGCGCGGAGAGCGACACAAACCCTTGGCGCATGGGCACGCAGGTAAACCCGTCCTGCTCCTGGAGCTTCGTCACCAGGTCCGTGGCATTCCAGGGGTCAAACGCGACTTCCCGCACGGCGAACTCCGCCGCCCAATCCTTCAGCGTCTGGCGAATGTAGTCGTAGTCGACGACGTTCCCGGGCGTGGCGATGAGAAAGCCGTCCCGTTCCCACTGGTCGTAGGGCACGCGGTCGCGTTTCGCGCGCTCCTGGATGCTGTCTTTGGGCACGAAGAATTGCGCCAGGACGTCGAAGCCGTCGTCGTCCGGGAAGACGCCGACGAGCGCCGTCAAGTCCTTCGTGCTCGACAAGTCGAGGCCGAGGTAACAGCGGCGGCCTTTCAGCGCGGCGCGGTATTCTGCGCGCGTCATAGCAACTCTCGCAGTTCCTCGTCCGTCAAGGCTGAAAGCGCCGCGGCTTGAAGCTCCGCCTCCGCCAGTGATCGTTCGTCGGTCCTTGGGCCTTTCGGACCATATGGTTCGCGTTGATGCCGGTTCGCGTCGGGCTCGTGGTACTCGCACCACGTGGATTTGGTGTTCAGGGCTGGTTTGCCGCAGGCTTGACAGATCCCGCGTGGACGCGGCACCGCCCGATGTTTCGCGCAGAGCGATCCCGTCGAGGACGCCGCTGGCTGTCCGCACAGACGGCACGTTCTTACGACGTTCACGCGCCGCCGGCACATCGGGCAATAGCGCCAACACCGCCGAGGGCGCGCCCCGCACTTGCACATGACGTTCATGCGGTCACCACACAGCACGCATCCCATGCCGTCAACGCTAACCAGCGCGAGGCTTGCTCCGTCCACTGGTTGAGGTACAGCCGCCGAAAGGTGTTCTCCTGCGCCGGGATTTCTTGCGCCCGCGCGCACGCGATCCGCATTTCCTCGAGGCTCCGGAAGTCCCCGAGCGCCGGGTTCGCCTTCTTCCACACCCGCTCGTCCGTCCAGTCCGCGCCAATCGGCGCCTCGTAGAGAATCGGCAGAAACGACGGATCGAGCGACGGGTGCTCCGCCACCTTCGTCGCGTGCGCGTAGAGCTCCCACAGAATCGAGTGGCGATCGAACCCGGCCGTGGTAATCGCCATCATCAGCGGCTGCGCCCGCGCGCCCTGGCTCGTCGACAGCACGTCCCACAAGTCCCGGTTCGGCGCCGCATGGAGCTCGTCGTAAATCACCACCGACGCGTTGAACCCGTGTTTCGAGTACGCCTCCGCGGAAATCGCGCGGTAAATGCTGTTGCTGGCGCGGTGCACGATGCGCTTCTGGGAGTCGATGATCTCGACTTGCGCCTCGAGCTCCGGGTCGTTGCGGATCATCTGCGCGGCGACGTTGAACACCAGCGCTGCCTGGTCCTTGTCGGCCGCCGCCGAGTAGACCTCCCCGCCAATCTCCCCATCGAACATCAGGAAGTAAATCGCCAGCGCCGCGCAGAGTTCGGACTTGCCGTTCTTCCGGGGCAGCATCAGGAGGCATTGGCGATACACCCGCCGCCCGTCCTTCCCGGTGGTGAACAGTTGCCGCAGGATGCGCAGTTGCCACGGGCGGAGGTTGAACGGCTCGAGTGCGAACGGCCCTTTGGTGTGGGTCAGGTTGCCAATCACGCGGATTGCGCGCTCGGCTTGCGTCACTTGAGCCCGACCCACTTGGAGACGGCGGGCTGCTCCGTCTTCGTCGGCACATGCACGCGCGCGCGCGAGCTCGGCGTCATCCCGAACTCGGTCAGCAGGGCCCGCATCTGGAGCAGCGCGTTATGCGCAATCTTCACGTAGGGCGAGACGATCGGGAGATCCGCCTTGCCCTTGATCACCATGCCGAACTTGCGGATCTGCTGCGTCGCGGCTTTCCACGTCGCCCAGGCGTCACAGTAAGCGGTCAAGGCGCCGGTATCCGTCTCCGTCAGCACGCCGAGCCGCTCGAGCATGGGCGCCAGGCGGAGCCATTCGGCTTGGGCTTCCGGGTCCAGCCACGCCGGCGGGGTGAGGTCGACGAGGGGTGCCGGCTGCGGTTCGTCGGCGCTCAGCTTCCGCTTTCCGGGCAAGCCGCGGAGGAGTTTCAGCGCCGAGGGTTCCGGCTTGCGGCCCTTCATACCTTCACCAGCTTCATTCCGTATTCGTTGGGTTCGGTCGGCAGTTCCATGCCGGGCTTGAGACGAAGCTGGTTCTTCTGAAATGGCCGATAGTCGACGTGGTGCTGCCAGCGGCCCCACTTCCAGGACACACGCGCGACGTCGGGGTGACGTGCGACGAGCTCCTGAGCCATCTTCAGGCGTCCGTCGCCATAATAGTGCGGCGTCATGCCGCCGCGAACGCTCATCGTCGTCATCTTGTCGACGAGGAACGCATTGAAGACGATGGTGACCCAGCCGGCTTTCAGCACCTGCAGGCAGAGATCGGTATCGTCGTTGTAAAAGCCGCGATTTCGATAGGGCGAGCCGTCGGGAGCACGCATGTCGGTCCGAATGAGCATGTTGGAATACACGCGCGTATTGAACTCAAGCGGCGGGATCTTCTGCTTCTGCTTCGCGAGCCACTGATAATTGCACCCGGCGATCGCAATGTTCTGATACCGGTCGACGAAGTCCTCGATTGCACAGAACATCGCGGCGTCACGGACGCGGATTTTCTTGTTCTGATTCAGTCGGTAAAAGGTGCGGATGTTATCGTCGAACGTCCAGAAGCGCGCGACGCCTTCGCTGGCCGCGTGATCCCAAATCCAGTTACGCGTCGTGACAAGGCCGCGGTCCGAAAATGGCAGCACGAGGAGTCGCGAGCGGCCGACGAGCGCTGCGTATTGATCAACCTCCTGTGGCTCGACGACCGCGCGAAACGGCACCCGAATCGCGTCTAGTGCCCGGATCGTCAGCGGCGCCGCGGCGCGACCTTTCGTCGGCACAAACACCGGATACCTAAGTTTCGGCATCGGTCTCGCTTACATAGGCACTCGTCGCCTTCTGCGGTGCCTCTGCCGGATACCAAACGGACCGTGTTTTGTTCGTGAGCGTCTGATTCAGTAGACGCGAAAAGGCGTCGAAATCGTCCTGATTCCTAAAGTTGACGATCAGTCGCCGCCACGCCATCGCGTTCGCCTGCTCGAATGAGGGCATTCCCTGCCAATGCTCCGCCGGATCGTTCGGCGCGTCGCCGTGCTGAAGGAGTCGCGCTAGTTCGTTGTCGTAGAAGAACGCCGTCAGGTCTTCTCCGCTCTGCAAGTCCGCGGCGAGTTGCTCCACGTTCCATTCCGCCAGCTCCGCCGACCTGTTGTCGTAGATCGCTAACTCTCGCTTCTGGCTCGGCGTCAGCCCTCGCCGGCGCACCGCGACGAGCGTGTCCCCGTCCGCGTCGACGATCTGCAGCTTCGTGATTCCCGCTTCGGACGCCGCCTCAACCACACCGTTACCGGCCAGGATCACCCCGTCCTCGTCTACGACAATGGACCGTGATGCCCCCACCTTGTGTAGCGCATCCACCAACATCCCCAGGTTGCGCGGGTTGTGGGCCCGCCGGTTCGCCGGGTCAGGAGTCAGGTCGCGGACGTGCCCGATCGTCGGTCCTGGGGCATCCTGACGCGGTGTAACGGGTGTCTTCAGCTTCGGCATAAGATAGACAACTCTCCAGATCTGCGGAATGTTGCGCGGCAG